TGCACCCGATGCATTTGTTGAAGGAATTATGGAAGGAAAAGAGTGGATTTGGGAGGGAACAACCCTTCGAGAACAACTCGCTAACGATACAAAAAACAAGATCGAGTCTCTTGTTACCCAGAAAGCACTCGAAGAACATAAACTTAATCTTTTCAATGAGTTTATTCGCTCATTGTAAACATTATCTTTATAAATAAATATAGATTTTAACTTTTATACAGGAAATCGGAGAGAAACACAAATGTCTAGTGGCAAAAATTTACAAGAAATGGAAGTAGGCACAACTCCCTCTAAAACTGCTGCCAACGCAAATGCGGCTCCAGGAAATCCACTACCTAAAGCAGGAAGTAATGCTTCTGGGGTAACTACACCAGGCAATTCTGCACAGGTAGAAGATCTAGGCGGACCTACTCCAGACAACTATAGTCCAACCAACGATTCAGCAAAGCTGAAACCTGCTGGTGGAACTTTAAAGCAAGTTCGTGACGTAGTTAACAAAAACGCCACTGCTGGTGACAGTGAGGCAGGAACAAGTGCTACTCCTGTTAAAATGGAAGAAGTTGAAGTCAGCGACGAAGTAGTTTCTGAGGAAGAAGAAGTGACTAACGAAGTCGTGGCAGAAGAAGAGTCAACAACTGAAGAAGTAGTTGAAGAAACTACTGAAGACGAAGTTGTTGCAGAAGCACCTGACTATACAGAGATCAGCATCGAAGAAGATGTTAAAGCTCTTGTAGAAGGTGAAGAGCTTTCTGAGGAGTTCAAGGAAAAAGCAAAAACAATCCTTGAAGCTGCAGTAAAAGGCAAAGTAGTACAAATCAAAGAAGTACTTGATGCTGAATACGAAGCAAAACTTCTCGAAGAAGTTGAGGAAATCAAAGGTGCTCTTAATGAGCGTGTTGATTCCTACCTTGAATATGTTTCTGACGAGTGGTTCACTGAGAACCAACTTGCAGTACAAGGCGGTCTTAAGGAAGAACTTACAGAGTCCTTTATGACTGGTCTTAAGAGTCTTTTTGAAGAACATTATGTAACTATCCCTGAAGAAAAATATGATGTGCTACAGAGCATGGTAGAAAAACTAGATGATATGGAGTCCAAACTCAATGAGCAAATCGAGAAGAATGTAAGTTTGAATCAAAGACTTTCTGAGTCTGCTTCAGATGTAATTCTTGCCGATGTTTCTGAAGGTCTTGCTGACACTCAGAGAGAAAAGCTTGCCTCACTTTCCGAAAGTGTAGAGTTTGTAAGTGAAGAAACTTATCGTGAAAAGTTGGAGACTTTAAAGGAATCTTATTTCCCTACAAAGGCAAATCCAGCAGTTAAATCAGAGAGTTTATCAGAAGGTGTCGATAGTTCTCCTGAAGTTGCTTCAGGAACAATGGCAAAATATCTAAAAACCCTCAGTCAATTTAACAAGTAACTGATTTTAAAATTAAATCAAACGTAAACACTATTTTTTAAGCAATGTTCAATTCAGAACAGTTGCAGGAAAAGTGGGCTCCCCTTCTAAATGCAGAAGGAGCCGATGCTATCAAAGATAACCATCGTAAGGCCGTCACTGCAGTCCTGCTCGAAAACCAAGAAAAATTTCAACAAGAATCAAACGCATTTAGCGAGTCTGGTTCTTTCCTAACAGAAGAAACTCCAACTAACAGCACAGGTGCTGCAGTTGCTAACTTCGATCCCGTTCTAATTTCTCTAATTAGACGTGCAATGCCAAACTTGGTCGCATATGACCTTGCTGGTGTTCAACCAATGAGTGGTCCTACTGGACTTATCTTCGCAATGCGTTCACGCTACTCTACTCAGACTGGCAACGAAGCATTCTACGACGAAGCAGATTCAGCATTCTCTGGACAGGATGCAGCATTTGACAATACTGCTGGATACACTGATATCTCAGCTGGTATGGGTACAACTGCACAGTCAGGTACTAACCCTGCTGTTCTTAACCCAGTTGGTGCTGGTGGTTCTAACCTAGACTACAACGTTGGTCAAGGTATGACAACCAACGAGGCAGAAGGTCTAGATGGTCAAGGCGATTTTGCCTTCAACCAGATGGCATTCTCCATCGAGAAAGTAACAGTTACTGCGAAATCTCGTGCGTTGAAAGCTGAGTACTCACTAGAACTTGCTCAAGACTTGAAAGCAATTCATGGATTGAATGCAGAGGCAGAACTTGCCAACATTCTTTCTACTGAAATCCTTGCTGAAATCAATAGAGAAGTTATTCGTACTATCTACAAGACTGCAGAACAGGGTGCTGTTCAGAACGTCGCAACCGCAGGTCAATTCGACTTAGACATTGACTCAAACGGAAGATGGTCAGTTGAGAAGTTCAAAGGTCTACTATTCCAGATCGAGAGAGATGCAAACGCTATTGCACAAAGAACTCGTCGTGGAAAGGGTAACGTAATCCTCTGCTCTGCAGACGTTGCTTCTGCTCTAACAATGGCTGGTGTACTTGACTACACACCTGCTCTTAATGCTAACCTTAATGTTGATGATGCTGGCAACACATTCGCTGGTACATTACAAGGTAAGTACAAAGTCTACATCGACCCATATGCTGCTAACTTAGTTGGCACTGGTGGTCCTCAAGGTGGTAACCAGTACTACGTTGTTGGTTATAAGGGTACATCTCCTTATGACGCTGGATTGTTCTATTGCCCATACGTTCCTCTACAGATGGTTCGTAGTGTTGGTCAGGACTCCTTCCAACCACGTATCGGATTTAAGACTCGTTACGGAATGGTCGCAAACCCATTTGCTCAAGGTCTTACTGCTGGTAATGGTGCTCTCACCGTTAACGCTAACCGTTACTACAGACGTGTTTCTGTTAAGAACCTCATGTAAGCGAGATGCTTATATTCATCAGAAAGACTCCTCTTTGAGGGGTCTTTTTTTTGTTTTGTTGTAATTTGACCAGGCGTGTTGACAAGAGTAAAATTATCGTATATAATTTGTATATACAAAATTTGATTTGTCTTAGTACAGATTATTTCAAGTATATCCACTTATTAAACGGAGAAAAAACTATGGCAAAAAAATTGCCTTTGGATAGTGATTGGTCTATTGACGATCTTGTCATTAATTGGGAAGACGACATCTATCTTGGATTTCCTTTTCTTAAATTGAAAGAGAATGGGTTATGTATGAAACCATTAAGTGATTTAACAGTCATTAAAGATAATATGGTTAGAGGTGTAACTGTCAATAATAAAACTCGTCATTATCTTGATGGTTTAGAAAAAAGTAAATTAGTAGGATTAAGAGGATCTCTTAAATACGGTTGGGATAGAACATCGTGGCCCTTTCCTTTCATCTTTGTTAATGGAGAAAATCAAATCTTTGATAGACGACATACTTTTTATATTCTTGAAGAGCTATCTAAAGAATGTAGAAATATTTCTCAAGTACCAACTGCAGAATATGTAAGAGTAAAATCTAAACTTGGTGGGATCATTAACAGATTTTCTGATTCATCTATTCAAATGATGGCATCTATGTGGGGGAATGTTTATGGTCCTACTTCTGATGATTCTAGAGATCACCAATTTGTTGGAGCTATTACTAAAATTTGCAGACAGGAGAAAGAGTTTTTAAATGTTTCTAAAAAAACTTTTACAAAGGAAGTGATTACAGAAATATTTAAGTATATGGGTGGAGAAGATCGTTATCCATGCTTGAAAAAAACAACTCAAAGTAGAATTGTAAATGGGGTTTATAATAAACTCAATTCACCAGATTCTAATAAATCTGTTGCAGTAGGTTGTATAAACAATAACATAGATGCTTTCGATGCATTTATTAATTCTGACGATAATGAATGGCTTCCAAACAATAAGGAAAATACACTTTCCAATACAATTTACAGAAATTATGTAATTAGTAGCAATACTTATCACATAACAGATGCTGTAAGAAGACTTATGAAGTCTTTATGTGCAGAGGAACAAAGTAATGATCCTAGAACAACAAAGGTTCTTCTTTATAATGAAAAAGAATCTAATCAGTCTGGAAAGATTTATAAGTCTAGGGACAACTTTGAAGATGCACTTGCTGAAATATATTATCCAATAAGAGATGCTGCTCTTCTTCCTATTAAAGAACACTTTGGAGAAGAATATTTTGAGAAGATTCCTAAAAAATCTTTAAATGATTTTGATCTTGAAGTATATGCTATGGCTCAAGTAGATGGTGAAGATGAACCAGTAAGACTTACATTCCCAGATGAAGTTGTAAAGAGAAAGAAGGGTTAATACCCTTCTTTTTTTGTCTAAATACTTAAAAAGTATTTTATAATGGCGAAAAGGAAACCACCAGCAGAAAGACCAGGTACTCCAATAGAAAATAGAAATTTTCTCTCACCAGTTGGGTTTAAATTTGC